GGCGCGACAGTCGAGTATCTTGATTTAGACAACGACCCTAATGACAGGGAAGAGACAGCCGAAATCGGGAATTTAATCTATGATGACTTAACTGCCTGTGCTAATCCGTGTGATGTCGCTGTGTTCTTTACGGTGGCTGATGGTGCCGACGATGCAGCAGATGCGCGGTGGGAGATAAGGCCACTAAGAATAGACATTGATGGTACTACCATGCGGATACGTGCTGAGTCCAGCTTATTCGTGCGCCCTGAATTATGGCGACTAACAAAGCAAGCCTCTATCGGCGCAAGTGATTCCCTTGCAGACGAGAACCGATGGAAGAGGGACTTTGCCTTAACTAACTTGGTATCCAATGTGGATGTCTATTGTCGTACTGTAAATACCACTTTGCCCGTAACCCTCTTGTGGGATGGTCGTTGTCACTGTACTGGTGTATGTAGCCATGATACGCAAACGGCATGCGCTTATGAGACGGACTTGAAGCGTGGCTTCTTCATACCGCGTCCTGCTAGTGGTGCTAATGTCTACACTGCTCCTACGTGGTGGACTCCCCCTGAAGCGGTACGAGTGAACTACCGCGCTGGATTCCCGCTGGATAGGAATTGTCGCATGGACGCTAACCTGGAACGGGCTATTGTCAAGCTAACCAATGTCCTCCTACCCGAACCACCATGTGCGTTCTGCGATGCGGCACAGGTGAGATGGAAGCATGACAGAACAAACATTGACCCGCTTACACCTGAAGCGGCCAGTATGCCCTGGGATTTATACAGTATGGGCGCGTTGGAAGCGTGGCGAATTGTCAAGCGATATGCAATGGGCAGAGGGGGGAAGATGGGCCGATGAAAGCACCTGCCTATCTGGATATAAAATGGAGCTATAAGCCAACAGCAAACGATAAGGTTGGCAGTGGTGGTATCTATGTAGAGAGCGTCAAAGTTAAATGGTGGGGCTGGCCCATCCTCCTATTTCGCTTATTTAGGAGTTACATAGACAAGTAAGTAATTTTATGTTATACTAACTAAAATGGCTATAGAGGTATAGCAGACGTGTTATACCTAAAATGCAACGAGGGTAATGCGTATGGTTGCAAGTTGGCGAGAATCCAGCCTATAGCCTAAATAATTAAAGCCTTTTCGACTTAAGTCCAGCGGCGCGATTCAATAGAATCAGCGCCGTTTTTTTTATGCCTATCCTACTAAGAAATATCCGCTCAAAGAAACGCAAAGCTGAAATAACGGCTTTAGATTATCTTGCACGTAAGGCACTAGAGCAAGCCCTAAAGCAACAGGTAGCACCGGCTTTAGTCAAGTCTCATAACTTAGTTGTAGCCGACTGGAAGAATAAACCAGAGTTTGATACACGGATAGCGGTTCGGCCTGACAAGATAAGCGTAACTGTTTTCCCTAAAGGCCCTAACGCTGGCATTTATGAAATCGTAGACCAGGGAAGTCCACCGCATATTATTCGACCCGTCAGTGCCAAGCTGCTAGTGTTTAGACTTGGATACAAAAGTAAGACATTAGCTAAACCGGCTAGAACGGTTGCAGGCGGTGGCAAGGCAACAGGCGACGTGGTACGTGCTAAATTAGTACATCACCCTGGTTCAGAAGCTAGGGAGTTTTCCAAAGTGATTGCAAGGGACATTTCACCTCAATTCAAAAACTTAATCGAAACAACCTTTAGAAAAGTGTCTAAGCAATTGGAGGAATGATGGCTGATGAAATTCTAGTTCAACGTAAGCACGGTAGTGTTGACGTGCAAATAGGAGGACCGGGTAATAACTGGCAATACCTATCTAGTTGTGCGGCTATGACCGGGCCGGAAGTGCCTTTAGGTGATACCGAGTCGCGTTGGTGTCAAGATCCTAAAGTGGCAGGGGGATTCCGGCGCTCATCTAAAATCCGCACTGCACCCGATTTAATCACCTTTGACCTTACAACTAAGCTAGGTAAAATTGACTACCTTGAGCGTCTCAACTGCCCCTACTCGCAGCGCGCCAGATATGCGCTTTGTGGTGAACGTGAGGACGTAGCTAACTATGACCCGTTCATGCTGAGTTATTGTAATGTGGATATTAACTCGAAGTCGTATGAGGATTTGGTTGTCGTTAGTGAAGAAGATAATGATGAGATTATCGTAACCGCTTCTGCGTCGGCTGATTATGAGTATCGGGTTAAAAAGATGACACCGGCACGAACGGGTAGTGCAACTACACTTGGTGACCAACCGATAAATGATATTGAGTTCTGCGATTCACCCGACTGCGGCGGCTACTGTGGCGACCCTAGTGATGGCTGCACCATCGTCTTTGGCGTAACCGATGCCGATACAACCCCCTACACGAATCCTAATTTAGTTAAAGGTGTCAAGAATCTAAACACAAGTGCTATCACCTGGACTAACTTACCCATTCTGGGCTTAAACGGCGCGGCTGAGAATATTGAGTGCGCAGGTAAACGGATAGGTGTTACGTCCTCTACTGATGTAGCTTTTGCTTACAATGATGACCCGAATCAAGATCAGGATGAGTGGAATGTTGTTACGCTCACACGCACACCTAGTTCGAACCATAATGCCCTATATGCCAGAACCCCGCGTGAATGGTGGTTAGCTTGCAATGGTGGCTATATTCTTAAGAGTGTTGATGGTGGACAAAATTGGAGTGAGGTTCATTCAGCTACGCTTACCACGCAAAACCTTTTAAGCATCTTTGCCTATGACAAAGATTTAATCGTTGCTGGCGGCGCTGTTGGTGTGATGCTTATCTCCAAAGATGGTGGGCAAACGTGGGCAGACATTAGCGAAGTGGCAACAACGGCGGCAAGTATCCTCAGTATTATCATACCCCCTAACCGAACAAAAGAGATTTACGCTGGTACGAACAACGGGCGTATCTACCGAAGCACGAATCAAGGTGACACGTTTAGCCGTGTCTCGTTTGACGGCGATTCTGTAGGGACGGTCGATGACATTGACTTCTGCGGCCCATGCGCCGGCGATGTGATGTTCATCCTGCACAATGATGCGGGCCCGCGTGCTAGAATCCTACGCGATTTAAGCGGCGGTGCAGGTGGCAGTGACGTAGAGATTGTGATGGACTACACGCAAGTTATTGGCGCTGGCATTGATCTAAACGCGTTGGCGTGTTGTTCGGTAAATGAGGTAATCGCGGCTGGTGAGAATCAAGGTGGTTATCCGGTGGTTATTAGGGCGAGTTAATGTTTCATTGGCAAAATAACATATATTTTGGTCGTAGGAAAAATGGTTCAGTTAGAATGATTAAGTTCAAGCAGAATCAAGCTGACTGGCCTAATGCTGAGTTAGTCCACCCTACCGAAGAGACGGACTTTGATTTGATTATTCCTGATAACCATTGGGGCTCAATTGTTGCATCTGTTAGCCATGCTGGGGAAGAGGATAGACGGTGGTATCAGGCTATGGAATTTCATAATGGTAAAAGCTAAAGAAGCAAGATTTATCGGTGAATCTAAAACCCTATCCAGTGGGGTGACGGTTACGGTTATCCCATTTCCCCCTGGACTCCTACAGCGCATTAACTCAGACCATCCCGACCCAGTACCACCTAAAAAGACTATCAAGGTTTTAGATGGCACTGAGGAAGTTGACGATCTAAAAGACGAAGGTTACATACTCGAAAGGGAAGCTGTTACTACTCAGCGTAACTCCCTACTAGGTGAAGCTGTTATCGAATTATGCGTTGAACTGGACTTAGCCAAGTATGCTAAAGAGATAACAAAGCTAGAACGATTCACATCGCCCTACCCCGATGACACCGATGAACGGCGCATGCGCTTCTTGCAAGAATATGCGCTTAGAACACGTGGTGACTACGAGGTAGTTATCACCTCTGCCATAACGCAAATTGCTATATCCGATGAGGAGGTACAGGAGCGGATAGCTAGCTTTCAGTCCGACATGGCACTCGGTGGCTCTAACGGACGTAAAGCACCCGGCGCTAATGAAGTCAAGCGGGTGGCAGTGGAACTCCCGCAAGCGTGATGCAGACGCGGCGAAGTGGGCAGGATTCAAGTTACTGAGTGAGTTTGAGGCATTGCCAAAAGAGGACAAGTTAGACTTATTGGCTTTATACGAAATAGACTGGAAAGTGCAAGCCATCAACTCATACGAAGCAAATCAGGAAATGCAAAGGAATGTTAAGAAGCCCCGACGAAAGTAAGGGCTTTCTTTTTGAGGATATATGGCATTACCCCAAGTTGGGCTAGAAGCGGTTATAGCTAACTTAAGTCAATTTAATAGCGGTGCTAAGTCTATCCAGCAAGCCTATGATGATATAAACAAGAAGGCTGGTACGGTTGAGAAGTCAACAGGTAGTTTAGGTACTGCCCTAACCGGACTAGGTAGTAACCTGCTAAACATCGGCGCTATCGCCGGCGGTGCTGCGTTAGCCGGTGTTACGGCATTAGGTGCTGGCCTCGCTACGTTTGCGGTAGTTGGAATCAATAAAGCCATTGACTTGGACGCGCAAATGGCAACGATTGCTGCTACGATGAATACTACGAAGGATGCAGTTGGGCCGCTTAAGGATTTAATCCTAGACCTCGCACTTGACCCTAATCTCACAGTTAATACAACTCAAGCAGCGGATGCGATTCAGTTGTTAGCGCAAAATGGCGTGACTATGACCGAGATCATGGACGGGGCAGCGGCGGCTACTGTTGCCTTAGCTAATGCAACTGGAGCGCAGTTTAGCACGGCGGCTGATATAGCCAGCGGTGTTATGAAGGTATTTAACATAGATGCTGCGAATATGGAGACGGCTATAGATGGTATTACCGGCGTGGTGAATACAAGTAAATTCACTATTGAGGACTTTGGACAAGCGTTTGCAGCGGCGGGTGGAATCGCTGCTGAGATAGGCGTAACCTTCGAGGACTTCAGCGCGGTTATTGCAGGGACGGCGACCAGCTTTAACAGTGGTTCTGATGCGGGTACTTCGTTCAAAACCTTCTTACAACGTCTAGCCAATCCCACGAACGAGAACAGGGACTTAATGGAGAAATATGGTATATCCCTGTTCGATTCAGCGGGTAACATGCGCGATATGCGCGATGTCGTAGGGCAGTTGCATGGCGTTTTTGGCGACTTGACCCAGGCACAAAAGGCGGAGTTAGCGGCACAAATAGGCGGTGCTGATGCGTCAAGAACTGTGCTAGCTTTAGCCGGTATGAGTGTAGAAGAATTTGATAAGCTATCGGGCAGCGTTAATGACAGTGGGCAAGCATTCAGGGCAGCGGCGACTCGCGTCGATTCTGTCAAGGGTGCTTTTCAGATATTCCAGGGGATAGTTGAAGCGGTACAGATACAGGTGGGTGATAAGTTCCTGCCATTGCTTAGAGGGGTGACGGTTGGATTCACTGACCTGGCAAGTAAATCCGGACCGGTAGTCGTGCAATTCTTTGGAAGTATTGCAGACTTAATAGCCAACCTTGTGACTCAAGCGACTGGACTGTTTGATGTGTTTGGCGAGAAGGGTTTAGCCGGCGTGTTTGCCTCACTTGGATTTGGCGGCTCTGCCTTATTCCTCAAAACACTAGGCGAGTTAGCCGTTATGATGGGACTAACGGGTACTAATGCGGCTTCGCTAGGTGGGACTATTACCACTACTTTAAGTAGTGCTTTAAGCTTCATAGCTACCAACCTCTTCCCTATGCTTACCGATGGTTTACAGTTTATCATGTTGCACTTTGAAGAGTTCAAAGGGGCTTTGCTAGGTATAGGGGCAGTGTTAGGCGCTGGCATATTTGCGGCTTTAGTGGCTGGGCTTGTAAGTTTAGTCAGTCCCATTATGCTAGTTATTGCCGCTGCCGCTTTACTTGGCGCGGCATGGGCTGGTAATTGGGGCGGGATTCAGGAAAAGACGTTCGCAGCGTGGGCAGTCGTGCAACCTGTCCTGATGCAATTAGGTGAGTGGCTATCTGTAAATATACCTATAGCTTTACAGTTCATGGCCGATACCTGGAACAACGTTCTATTACCAGCCTTAACAGTCGTATGGCAATTTGTCTCAGGGACGCTATTCCCTCTATGGGTAGATTTGCAGATGTGGCTGGCAACGAATCTAGTTGCTGCTGTGCAAACTTTATCCGCCATGTGGACTAATACCCTACTACCCGCGCTTACCTCTATTTGGTCATTTATAAACACAGTTCTCATGCCGTTATGGGTCAGCTTGATTAACCTACTAACCGCTGTTGTGGGAGTAGGCGTGAAGGCGTTGGCTGGACTGTGGCAAAACGTACTCCGGCCAGCCTTAGTTGCTGTTGGTAATTTTATAGCTACTCAATTACAACCAGCTTTCGATGCTATTGCCAAAGTTGTTAATGAGAGTGTGTCACCGGCAGCTAGTAGCCTGGGTGGTAAAACCTTACCAGCATTAGCAAAAGGACTAGAGCTAGTCACCAAGTGGATTAAAAGCGCCACTGGCTATTTTAACGCTATGGCGCATGCTGTCAGTGATTTTAAGCTTCCCTCATTTTTAACCCCCGGCTCACCTCCACCATTTGCCGTTGCCTTACAAGATATAGCCAATGCCGCAAATATGGCTGGTACTGCTATTGGTGGATTCGGTCAAGCTACAATTGATAAACTCCTACACGTCAATCGGGCCATAGCTTCTAACCGAAATGCTATCGGTTCGGCGCGTGATGACCTGGAGAAGTTCTTTGATAAGTCGAATATAGGTGGTGTCAAGGGCAACTTTGCCTTGCAGCATCTGTCAAAGATATTCAAAGAGAATAGCAATGAAATTCTAACAGCGACGGATAGGGCTGCAAAGTTTAGAGAGATTGTGGCGCGAGTCGGGCCGAACTGGGAAAAGGCTATGATTAGCGGGGAGCAGTGGAAAACCGTAAACGCTGGTATGGGCCTGTTTATCAACTTCTTTGACAAGCGCAAAAAAGAACTACTTATAGCACAACAGCAGATGTTTATTCAAGCTGGCAAAACGGCGCTTAGCATTGGCCAAAAGTTGAATGACATCGTAAGCGGTAGTGTGGACATACTCGACCAGCGAGTCGAAAGTCTGCAAGCGTTAGTCGATTCTGGTTTGGAAAGTGTAAACTTTGAGGGGCAGATTCTTAGCGCGGTACAAGCGCAGAATCTACTCAACTCGGCGTTAGCGGAACAAGCTAGTATTCAAGATGACATTTTACAGCTAAGGCAAAATGAACAAAAGCTGATGTTCCTTGAAAAACAGCTATCCCTAATTGATACACTTAACGCGGCGGGTTTAGATGTTAAGGACATTCTAGGGGGTATCTCGCTTGGCTTAGATGCAAGCATACCTGACATGATAGAGGCGACGAATCGGCTAGTTATGGCGATGATAAACCAAGTCAATGAGGATTTACAGCTAGGGAGTCCTTCTAAGCTGATGATAAAAAAGGGCGGGTTTGCAGGACAAGGATTAGGGCAAGGATTCGTACAGGGGCTTATGGCACAGATACCCAATATTACCGGGGCAATGAAGCAAGCCATAGCAGGGCCGGTAAATGGGCCGGTGCTGAGTGGAGGGAATAGTTCACGAGTAGTTAATAACAACTTTAGTATGAATGTTAATTCAGGTGCATCACCCCAAGCGGTTATGCAACAATTTGAGATTGCACGGAGCATGGCATGAAAGATGAGAAAAGTACTCGCACTAATACTGTTTTTGATTCTAGTCAGTACCAGTTACGCACAAGAACCACATAAAGTATTTTTACCTATCATTATGAAATTCGTTAAGAGTGACTTAAAGAACTCGTGGCAAATAGTTAAGCCAGTAGCCAGTACTAACTATGTGTTAAACCCAAGCGCCGAACTAACCGGCAACTTTGCGGCTATTGGCAGTGCTACGATTACCCGTGTTACCACCTATGCCAAGTATGGACTTAATTCCTATCGCGTTCAAACCTTCGCTACTAACACGGGTTTATCTTTAACTCTTGGCACACTGACCAACTCTGACCATTGGATGACACTCAGGATACGCGGTACATTGCCAAAAGAACTAAGGTTAAGTATTGGCCCTGATTCTAAAAAGGTTGTCTTCCTTGAACGCATAGATGACTATTGGTCTCTCTACGGCGCTATGTTCGGCGCAAGTGAATCTAATGGCGCAACCTCTGCCAGAATATCTCAGTTCGGTACAGGTAGTGGTGATTTTTTTGTCGATGGGATTCAGATTGAACCATTGGGCGACTGGACAACTTACATTGACGGGACACAGGATGGCTGTGAGTGGAACGGCGCTGATCACGCGTCAACGTCTAGCCGAAGTGGGGAATACATTGGCGGTGGTACGCCACAGGACTTGTATCAAGAGTATAAGTTCTTTGTGACCAAGATAGTTGGCGCGGGCGCTTCGACTCCTAATCTCAGCATAGATTCTTACGCCCTACTTCCCGGTGGCGAGTTAAACAGCATAAAAACAGAACCGCGCCAATTTACTCTCATTGGTAAATTCATCGCTGATACTGAGATGGAATTGCACGACGCCAGACAGAATCTAATTGAGGTGCTTAAACTAGCCACACCAGGGCAACCACTTAAACTTAGATTCAGTGGTGGCAGGGTTCAAAAGGAGATTGGGGTATTTTATCAAGGTGGTTTAGAGGGTGACTTAGCTGAGTTCTACAAAGGGCTAGAACCTATTGAGGATAATCAATGGGGTGAAGTTAGCCAGTATATTGAGAAGGCTTCGATCCAACTTAGCGCACCAGATCCATATTGGTATGAAGTGGGCGAGAGTGCGGCGAGTCTGGATAATACGTCAAGTACTATCTATTCTGAACCGGATACGGTGGACAGTGCTACATTTAGACTGGTTGCGGGTAGGTTGCGAAGTACCGGCCAGTGGAGTCCATTAGGGCCGCCCGGTGCAGGTTCTACGCAAAGTGCTGTCCGTGGCCTAGCCGAAGATGCAACCTATCTTTACATGGTTGGTGAATTCCTTAATCTTGATGGCAACGGTAGTGCCGATGGAATCATTCGTTATAACAAGCAAACCGGCATCTATTCAGCAATGGGAACAGGGGCTGTAAGCTTCGCCACAGACGTGGTAGTAGCACCCGATGGTCTGGTGTATGTAGCAGGGGATTTTGCCTCAGTGGGTGGGGTAGCTAACACTAAAAGTATAGCACGCTGGAATCCAGTTTCGGAAACTTGGAGTGCATTGGCGACTGGATTTAATAATAATGAGGCTGCTGCACTCGCAATCGGATTGGACGGGACGCTTTACATTGGAGGTACTTTTGTATCGGGAGGTATACCGAATGCTGATAGGGTTGTCGCCTGGAATGGAACATCCTTTTCACCATTAGGGGCTGGCGTAGACGGTACTGTTTTTGCACTGGCTATTAATCCTGTTGATGGGGCGCTATTTGTGGGCGGCTCGTTTGCAACGGCGGGCGGTGTCTCATCTCCTCTTATTGCGCGTTGGAATCCGGCTACTGGTACTTGGTCGGCTTTAGGTAGTGGCTTAACTGGTACGTCCGTACAGGGAGCAGTAGTAAGGAATGACGGGGTGCTGTTCGTTACGGGCCTATTTACAGCAAGTGGCACAACGGCACTAAGCAATATTGCATCGTGGAATGGTGTATCTTTTTCGCCATTAGGGGCTGGTTTGGACGATGATGGATTTGTTGTAAATATAGGCCAGGATAACATGCTCTATGCCGGAGGCTTGTTCAGTTCGGCGGGCGGTATCAATGTAGCGGATAGAATAGCACGCTGGAATGGATATACATGGGCGCATTTGGATATTGATTTACCGGGTAGTGGGAGGATTAACGCTATTCTGCCAAGTAAATACGTTGACCCGGTTATCAAGCAAAAGTACAATTTATTCTTAGGTTTTACTACTATCGGTACAGGCTACTTTGCTGGTAAATTCACGGTTACAAATGAGGGTAATGTACCGGCGTTCCCCAAGATTGTGTACTATCGTAATAGTGGCACGTTTGCGATTATTGAGACATTAAAGAATGAGAGAACGGGCAAAGAGTTATTATTCGATTATCGCTTGTTGAGTGGCGAGACGTTGCAAATAGATTTAACACCAACGAATAAAACTATCACATCTTCATTCTTTGGTTCACGGCTAGACGCGGTATTAGCCAATTCGGACTTTGGCACATTTGCGCTACTGCCAGAATCGAATGACATAACGACGTTTGTTGCGGTAAGTGGCGGGCCGGTACTTACGGCTTATATGCTGTGGCGTGATGTTTATGACTCATGGGATTAGCCAAAACATATAAGGTGCTATAGTGGCTATTGCATTTGCAAACTTGGGCGCGTCGGCTAATCCTGACATCAATAGCGGTACAGATGCTACCTCATATGCTAATTCCTCATGGACTCCCCCCACAAGTGGCTTGATTATTGTTTACGTCCTGGCTAGACGGGCGGCGGCCCTAGATACTCCTACGATGTCAGGTAATTCACTTACCTGGACACAAATTGGGACTACCCTTAACTGTGGCAGTAATCACGGCCTTTCCCTTTTTGCCGCTAATGCCTCCGGGTCATCCACTGGCGTAACAACCGTAGACTTTGGTGGGAATACTCAACTTGGTTGTTGTGTCAGTTTCTTTCAGGCAACCGGCGTCGATTTAACAGGTGGTGTTGCAGCGGCATTCGTTCAGACACCAACGGGTACTGGTAATAGTGCAACAGGTACGGTAAATTTAGCTGCTGCAAGTGCATCGGATAACCGGCCCATCGTTGGCTTTTTGCACGCTACTAATGAGGCAGGTACGCCCCGTGTCAATTGGACAGAGTTAGACGATCTGGCCGGTGGTAGTCATGGGCGGCTACTTGAAACTCAATACCGCTTGGACGCTTTTGAGACTACCGCTACGGCGACTTGGGCAACATCGGATATTTGGGGCGGTATAGCGGCTGAGTTATTGGCCGAAGTAGTTGTACCGCCAACGCCAACGCCAACCGATACAGGCACAATAGCGCCGTCTATTAAAGCATCCAGTAGAGTCGGCGCGGGTGCTTATGAGATATGGCTAACAGATGACGATGGTTCACGGTTAGCACATCTCACCACCATCACGGCGCTAAATGCCTCACGGGTTGTCAATGGTGTAGGTTGGTTTTCGCTTAAAATGCCGCTGTCATTCGATATTAGCATGATAGCTGTTGACAGGATGGTTCAAATATGGCGACAGCCACGCGGCGGGGTGATGTCGTTATGGCGGCCTTACTTTTTGAGGAAGTGGATATTTTCAACTGAGGGGAGTCGAGAGGTAGTTACGCTGGAAGGGCCAGACGTAAATGACTTACTGAGACGGCGCATCGTTACGGCCTACTCAGGTACAGCAGTAGCAGCAAAGACAGATTTTGCCGATGATATGATGAAGGAAATAGTCACACAGGCGTTAGAAAACGCGCCTATTACCCCTACGGCGGGTACGCGGGTATGGTCGAATCTAAGTATTCAAGCTGAAGCAAGCGCAGGGCCGACTATTACCAAGACGTTCCCTTTTGACACACTTCTAACCTCATCTGGCAATGGCGCGTTAGCCGTGTTAGCACAAGCGGCAAGGGAAGCGGGTACTGAGGTGTTCTTTAGCGTTGAACCTAATTCAGTTACGGGCAGTAGTTTAACTTTGCAATTTAGAACGACTATAAACCAGCCGGGCCAGGATGTTACCAGCTTCGTTGTATTTGACCAGGCACGAGGTAACATGCGTGAACCGTCACTTGAATATGATTACTCTGAGGAAGAGAATTATATCTATGCGGCTGGACAGGGTGAAGGTTCAGCGCGAAATGTGCAACAGGTAAGCGATAGTGACAGATACCTTTTAAGTATATGGAATCGGTGTGAGGGATTCGCCGATGCGAGGAATCAAACGGCTAGTAATGGGGTAATAGCGGCGGGTAATTCAGCACTAGAAGAGGGACGGCCACGCATTAGATTCACGGCGCAACCCGTGGACACGGCTGGCACACGATTCGGCATAGATTGGAACTTTGGCGATAAGGTGCGAAGTAAGTATAAGAACGTTGAATTTGATACGATCATTCGGGCGGTGACTATCTCGCTAGATGGGAATAGAAGAGAGACGATTCAGGCTAGACTGGATTTTGAGGGGTTGATAGCGTGATTGAACTGGTGAAGCAGATAGCCGATTTACAAAAGAAGGTAGATGGCCTGATTAAGCCGGAAGTGCCGCTTGGGTTGTCGCTTATTACTGAGACGGTACTATCGGCTAGTGCAACGAGCGTGACGTTTAGCAGTATACCGCAAGGATTCAGAAACTTAATGCTAATATGTCATGCTCGGTCTGATGCAGTAGCGGAACTGGATGTGATGAGACTCAGATTTAACGGAGATACGGGTAACAACTACGATTTAAGTGCGTTACAAGGAAATAGTGCTACTGCATCAGCGGGAGTTATTAGGGCAACTAATAATATAAGAATAGCGTCTACTGAAGCGGCGAATTCGCGGGCCAGTTCGTTTTCACCCTTATTTGCCCTGATACCAAGCTACACCCTGCTTGCAGAAAAAATGGCTATTGGCCTATCTATTGCATATGGTGATGTTAGTGCTGATGCTGATATGTTTACTGACTACAGGGCGGGACGGTGGCGAAACACCAGCGCAATTGTTACCGTCAATTTATCGCCGCTGAATGGGACTAATTTCGTAAGTGGTTCACGGTTTCAGATTTACGGGATATACTAATGCAACGAGTAGTTATTAACTGCCAAACTGGACAAAGTGAAGTTATCGAATTATCCCCCAAAGAGGAATCGGATAGACTAGCTGAGATTGAGCTAAGTAGACAACAGGAGATTATTCGGCGTAGATTAGAGATTAAAAGATTGCTTGTTAAAGAGTTGGCAGAACTTCGAGAGATGAGACAGAATCGCACTCTGTTTGATGATACGGATGTAGCAGAGAAACAGGCAGAGGTGGATAGACTTACGCTAGATGTAACCCGCACTCCGTCTTGACTTGCCCTTGCCAGCGTCCCTCACGTTCACTGCCACTTAACGGGCGGGTGCAATGCGTACAGCCGATACTCTTATAACCAGCATCATGCAAGCTGTTATATGGCACGTCATTCTCTAACAGATAAGCCCACACTTGCGCCCGTGTCCACTCAGCTAATGGTGCTATTTTAACCAGTCCGTTTAGATCATCCCACGAAGTCATTTTAATATCAGCGCGGGTTGTCGCTTGGTCGTGACGTAAGCCGGTTAGCCAAGCATCGTATCCTTTTAACGCTTGTTTGAGCGGGCTAACCTTGCGCTCATTACAACACATATCCGTGTTTGTCGTCCACAATTGCGGCGTAGGGCTGTCGGCTTTGATAACCTGAATCGAGATGCCATATTTGGCTTCAATTCGTTGGCGTAGGTTGTGCGTCTCCAAGAACAATTCGCCAGTATCTATGGTTAGAATGGGGATGTTTAGTCCTAGCTTGCAAATACGGTCTATGATGACCATGCTAGTTGGGCCAAAGCTGGATACCAAAACAACTTTGCTGGTGGCACTTGCCATAACTAAGGTATAGTCCAATTCGCGTATCATCGGGTATATTTGCCCAACTTGGCGTTGACTATTTGGCTGTCCAGATTCAAGGCACTGGCATAAGCGGCGGCCAGGTCTGCGAGGATGCTATCTTGGGGATTCAGTTGATTAGCGGTGGTTAGTTTTAATAGGGGGGTTTTACTGGCTTTATCGGTGATTTGGTAGTGGTAGAATGAGTGCGACATGATGGTGTCCTTTAGGTAGTAGTGGATATGAGATTGATATTTGATTGTGACTATTGTAACACAGAACAATAGGGAAGTCTGTAAACGTGGTGTGAGTCTAGCGTGAATGTGGGGTAAATATCTCACTCATCTTGGGGCAGTCCTCTAACCGTTTCGCTGTGCGTTGAATGCCGCGCTTTACCTCTAACCGTGCTTTGATAAATTGCGTGTCAAAGTCGGCTTTAAGTTCCAGCGCGTGGGGTTGCCGTGCTATGATCTTGGCGAGTGCTTCGATTTCAGCTTTTAATAGCGGTGTGTCCATGTTTATCCTTTCTTAAAATGGGGTAGGGCTGCCCCAGTACACACCCTACCCCATTCATCAAAACCGGCATTGCCACCAGGGGAGTTTCCTTTCATGCTAATCGCTGCCGGTTAAAGATGCTTTACGTAAGACTAAAACTATCTCACTGTCAATTGCCAGTTCAGGATGATTCTTTATATGGAGCAAACGGAAGAAGCTTTGGCGGCGCACCACCTTCGTTTGCTTCTCGCCTTCAAAATCAAAGTTAGTACCCTTATCCTCAGTTTGCCATGCGATGATGGTTTCGATATGTTCAAAGCCGCAGACTTCGCAGAGACGAAGCCATTGGCCGGGGAAGTCTACAATGCGGCCAGCCTTCACGTACATTTTCACTACCCAGAACGAATAAGCACCTGGCTTAAGTAGCTTGTGACATTCGAGAAGAATCGACTTAGCTGCTTCCCAAAATGTAACTCCCTTATCCTGCCCTAGCTGACCATCTGAATTACCATAACCTGCTTGACCTTGCGGCGGCGCTTTGCGGCCATCATTTATTCTAAATGTCTTGTCCTGTACTACTTCGACATTCTCAAACGGTGGACTCGATATTGCACTATCAAATCCCTTCATCGGCAAATGATCTAAGTTATCCTCACTCTCACCTGTCCCTCGCTTCATCCCCCCACTACTACGATCAAACAGCGCCGGGTCAATGCCGTTGCGCGATGCGTCACCACGGCCACCAGTGTTACCGGCGAAGGAGGGGCTAGATATACTAGCGTCGAATCCTTTATCGGGTAGGTTGGCTAGTTGACCGGATTCTTTGCCATAGTCACCAAATAGAGACTTAGAGAATCTACCGCCCGATGTCTGGTTATTATCACTTATTTGCTGCCCCAATATACCCTTATCACTATCACCACCTGCTAAATTGCTGGCAAACGGTGGTGAACCAACCGACATGTCGAATCCTTCATCCTTCATCGTACCTAGCTGACCATCACTAGCACCATAACTACCCGTTAGATTCTTATCATTGCGGCGCTTGGCATCCTTAGTAAATAGCCCCCCTCGTTTATCAGGGTCATCACTGCCGATGGAGTCGGCAAATGGTGAACTGCTAATTAGTGAATCGAGTGAACCTTCAGGTAAACTCCCTAACTGCCCATCTTCTTTACCGTATTGTGTAGGTCGTAAAGCCTGCGTAGTTTTGCCATATGGGTCTTTGAATTTGCTAGGGTCTATGCCTGACTTCTCGCTGTCTAGTGAATTGGCGTATGGTGGTGAAGATAATAGTGAATCAAGTGAACCTTCTTTGAGTGAACCTAGTTGACCGTCTGATGTGCCATAGCTACCTACTAAACTTTTAGCACCACCACCTTGTGGGTTGCGTCCAATATCTTTATGGTGTTTATCTATAAATTCAGTATCGGTTGAGTTCATGCTGTCTACATACGGCGGCGAACTCACAATAGAATCCAAATCACCGGGGGGTAGGTTGCCCAGCTGATTCGTGGTAGTGCCATAGTCACCACTTTTAACTAAATGCGCGTTCCTGGCTTCACCTAACGACTTACCATCTGTGTTAGTATGTTGCCGAATTATTGTACTCAGTATTCTAGAATCCCCCATCGTACAAACGGCAACCGCCCCACCTTTAGCGTACTTTTGCCAGTTCTCTAAGTTGCCCGTGTAGTGATGTGGCGTGGTGTAAGGTATGGTATAACTATTGCGCTTATATGAGGCTTCTAGTATTAGGCCGAACATATCAGCTTGTTTTGCAACATGGTTAAACTTCTCAGGGAAGGGGATAGGACTAATGAGGTTAGCGCGGCGGGGTGTACCTTTATCACGTAAACTAGTTTCTAATTCGGCTATTCTGGCACGTCGATTCTTACTAGCTGAGGATAAGGGTAATTCAGTCGGTTTAACGCTTCTCTCAGATTGCATTATACACTGTGGGCAAAAGTGTCTGCCCTTATATGCCACCCTACGCCAGCGGCCATAGAATCGCACGTACTCATCCTTAGATATGCCGGTACATTCGCAACCTCTAGCGCAGTCGGCAAAGAGGGGTTCTAGTTCATTACCTAGCCAGTTCATACCATGCATCAGCGCGGGTAAAGCAGTTCCACCGATGCCCGCAAAAGGATCTAAGACAGTATTGCCACTTTGGATATAACCCTTCTCAATAGCATATTCGTATATCCTAAAGACTAAACCACGCGCCATTTTCGCCGGGTGAGATACGGATTCGGGGTTGAGTAGTGAACCCCACTTTTCTTGGTAGCAGTTCTGCCACTCAATAATGGGTTTATCTGACATTTAACACCTTATCCAATTCTGCTTGTTCTTTATCGCGCAACTTTTGACACTCAGTAGCGGATGGGTCAGAAGTATGTTGATAAAAATACTCTACCGAATCACGCCAAAATGGATGATCGTGCTTTTGGATACTAAGTTCAACCGGCATCCCACAATAAACATATTGGGCATAGCGCGGCGCACCTGGGCCAGCTTGAACGGGTTTAGATTCGACTAGGGCGAATTGCATTATACCTCACGTCTATCTATCGCATTTCTCATCAACTGTAACCCGCGCTTGCCCGTGACATAAATGGTCAATTCTTCGCCATCTTTAGTGGCAGTTATCGCGTCGGGTGTGGTGTGGATAGTCCAACCTTTGTGAGTTTGCATATTTCCTCTGAATATCTAAAACGATTGATTTATAGAATGACTTGTCGGGTAACTTGCGGCCCGATTCGCGTTCGTAGCGGATGACGTCGGCCAGGATGGTGGATTCGAGGGTTGTCATTTTGTCTCTACGTGGATATGGCATAGAGCTTTCCAGGATTCTGGTACTGCATTAGAGTGACCGCCAAATTGCCAGCCGTCATTAAAGTCGTCAATAGTAAAGTCAAATAACTTGATACCAGTCGGTGACTTGTAGATGATTTTACGTTCATCATAACCTTCTCCGAGTTCACCTACCATGCCAAGGTAGTTATCAATAGCTTGTTTCAATTCATCTTTTGTCATGATTTTAACTTACCTGTTCCCTTTACTAATTGTGCCAGATCCACAATGTGAGTTGTACCATCGGGTAATTGAACGAGGAAGCGATGACCACAGTTATTGTAGAAGCGAATAACGTAGCCTTTTTTGATTCCTTCAGCAGAGTTGAAAGTCACGTTCATAGTAAATCCTCAATCTCACTTTGCGTTATCTCACCACGGATGAAGGCAATGAGCTTGTCGAGTTTGGCTTGGTTATGGGAGAGGCCAGCAACAAAGCCACCGCGAAAGCCCTGCTTTTCCTCAATCTCGTATCCGGTGTAATAAGGTACGTACTCTAATCTTGCTTGTTCCATTGATTCCCGCTCACCATCGGTTAGTTGTTTAGTCATTTTACCACCCCAAATATCCAGCCTGATTCACCTATCAGTTTAACCATTTGGCCCTTACCCAACTTCAGCGCATTATTCCACGTCTTGGCCGTTCTCAGCGTCTTACCTTGCGCTTTAGCTACTGCCCTAATACCACTTAGCGAGTGTTGGCATAGCGTATGGCAGTGACCATTGCCCTTGCATTGGACTAAGCCAGTAGCTAGAATTTGCTCACACTTCACGCGGTAAATGTATATCTTGTGACCAGCATTGTACTCTCTACCAGTTAGCTGAATCGTTTGCTGATAGTTTAATTCAGGTGAAGTGAGCGAGCGGCAAGCGGTGACGTGCTTGTGATTCACGCCGTTGGTGAGGCAGATGGTGGATTGAATTTTTTGTGCTTTGTTACTTTGGCGGGCTAGAGGTGTCATTTTAAGCCTTTATAAGATGTACCATAAGTAGAACGAATAACAGACTTTGTAACTTCTACTGTAAATTCACGTTCGCACTTATCAGAGCAAAAAGTAACTTGAGTATTTTTTGGCTGGATACGCTGCGGTGGAACTTCATGGCCGCAGTTATAGCATTGTGCTTTATTGGATTGATTTTGTAAGGGTGTCATTTTCGTGTGTCCTTTATCTCGTTTGGATATGTATACTATAACACATTGTTGTCGCCAATGCAACACGGTTAGCTAGTCAGTTTACCTTAAAGTTTTCAAACTCTGCTAGTAACTGGCTGGCTGATAGTCCAAACAATTCAGCCACGCTGACCACTTCTTTTAGCTTCCATTCTAACTCGTCACGTTCTAATCGCCACACGTTAGAGCGGTGCGCGAATCCGCAAGCGGTTGCTAGACGTTGCTGGCTGAGTTTAGATTCCAGGCGTTTAGTGCGAATGAATTGACCGAAAGTCATAATCTATTTCTCTCCGAACTTTTCATAAAATTCATTAACCCCTGCCTCATAACCTTTGCTACCTTTACGACCAAAAGTTTTGCCATATATCTCGCTGACTATCTCAAATTGGCGGCTACTTAAGATGTCGTAAAGTTCGGTTGACCGTTGAGTTTGTTTAATTTGGCTGACTACTGAGGCGGCAAAGTCGCCAGATGTACGAGAGAGAAGATAAATAACTTCTGCAAAGCGAGTAGCATTAGCCTGTTGAACTTCTCGGATGGCCTGTTGTCTAGCTTCGTAGGTAGCCAAGTGAGTAGCCATATCAATTTCAGCTTGTACTCTCTTAGCTTTGCTGGCTTCTAAATCCAGGGCTTTGCCGTTAAATACTTGATAGTCTCTACCGATGCCGGTTACAACTTCGATACACTCAGAGCCATAAGTCTGACCGTTAAGGGTAAAAATGTGCTTAATATGTGCGCCACACCTAGCACAAAAACCAGTCATTCCGTTTACTTGATTTCCGTTTGCGTCATAGATTGTTTGTGTCATTTGATAATCCCTTGTTGTATCTATGACAACAGTATACCATACTTGTTGCTATCTTGTCTACACGCTTACCTAGTATGAACCTTAAAAAGTATAAAACTCATTATTCTAGCACTTCTAGGATATTCTAGGAGTATGTTTCGATAAAATTCTATCTATTTTATCGTTGTAAAACTTACCATACTTGCCAGTACCCCATATGGATTCGGATATATCCTTATAGCTCATGCCGTTATCAATCATCTCAATAATTCGCCGTGCTTCGTCATTTGGCTGAATAACTAAATCGGGTAGCAATAGCTGACTACCCGTGCCACTGAATAATGACACCTGCTTCTTGTCCTTTACTGTTTCCCCTATCTTAGAATCAACGGCCATGAGCGTGACTTAACGCCTGATGAGCGTTTTTATACCACTGCATTGCACGCACCCAAGCAAATCGCCTTAGAAGCCACTACAATGCCGATTCAAGGGGAATCTAGCACCCTTGACCTACTCACCATCTTTACGCAACCAACGCAAAGCTACGCCATTATAGCCGGTCAACAAGTTGGCAAAACGTTCCAGGCCAGACGCATCGCGCAACACTGGCTTAGTACAGGTTGCAAGCCGGTAGTTATTGGGCCAAAGTGGGACAAAGGCGAGTGGGAGGGATGCACCTTGTTTGGTGGTGAGTACAATATGCAACAGGTAAGTAGAGGTATGCAGATCATTAAAC